CGTTATTATTGACGGCATTGAGTTTGACCCATACCATCGTCCGGTGGCGTACTATTTCAAGACCTACACGGCTGATGGTTTTTGGGTAGGCGGCAATGAGCGCGTCGAGGCACGAAGGGTGATATATCTTTGGGAGAAGCGCAGACCTTCGCAAGTCCGGGAGATGTCGCCCATGGCGAACAGCCTGACGCGCATCAGAGATACCAACGAGTATATGACAGCGGTATCGGTGCAGGCGCGCATCCTCGCTTGCTTGAGCGTTTTTATTAAAAAACAAAATCCTGCGGCTGGGTTTGGCAGGCAGACAGCGCCGCCGGTTGTAGACGCGTCGTCCGGGTATAACGAGACGATGCTCTCGCCGGGTATGATACATAATATGCAACCCGGGGACGATGCACAGTTTCTCAATCCAGCGGGGCAGGCGCAGAACTCTAACCAGCACGTTAGTTTGTTACAGCGAATATTTGGCGGCGGTCAGGGACTATCGTACGAGGCGACCAGTCGAGATATGTCGCAGGTCAACTACTCGTCTGCTCGGCAGGGACTACTGGAAGATAAGCGGTCATATCAAGACTGGCAGGATTATTTGATAGACCACTTTTTTTATGAGGTTTTTTCCGAGTTTATGGCAATTGCAGTTATGTCGGGACTACTGCCGATTAAGCCGGCGGAGTTTTTCAACAACAAACCAACGTATACCCGGCACAAGTTTATTACAAGCGGCTGGGATTGGATAGATCCTAAGAAAGAGGCTGACGCAAATCAGACTGGACTTAACACTGGACAGACTACTCTGGCCGAAGTTGCTGCTGGCAAAGGTGGCGACTGGCGCGAGAACATCACGCAACGGTCAAAAGAGCTTAAGTTTGCGGAAAGTCTTGGAGTAAGTTTAGAAGGAGGTGCACAGAAAGTTGAGCAAGTACAAACAGACGCAAACGGCGACCTCATCCCGCAATAAAAATGGCAACCTGCAACGTGACACTAACATCAATCTCGACATAAGGGCTATCGACGAAGTAAAGCGCACCGTCGAGTTATCGTTCAGTTCTGAACAGCCTTATCAGCGATGGTTTGGCACAGAGATATTAAGCCATGACGCTGGAGCTATCGACCTGTCAAGGTTAGAGGAAATTGGTGTGTTGCTATTTAACCACGACTGTGATTACGTCCTTGGAAAAGTTCTCGATGTATCCATTGACGATGTCGGAAAGCGCGGGGTTGCAACAGTACAGTTTGATGCAGATGAGGATTCCGACAAGATATTCCAAAAAGTCAGAAACCTAACCCTCAAAGGCGTGAGCGTAGGTTATCGTGTTGACGCTTGGGAAGAGGTTTCTGCTGGGAGCACATCTGCAAATGGACGCATCCAAGGACCGGCATCCATTGCGACTAAATGGACACCATACGAAATCAGCATCGTAGCTCTACCGGCAGACGACAGCGTTGGCGTTGGTCGGGACATGGGCGACGATGATGATATAAACCAAAATCTAAAAAACGAAGCGGAGTTGCTACGCAAAAGAACAAGCAACACAATTTTATTAAACTTAGGAGGTACAAAAAAATGAGATTAGCACAAATTATCGCAAGGTTAGCTGTCCTGAAGGCTGAGAACGAGAAAGCAGAAACAACCGCCGAGAGGCTTGCCGAGATTGCTACCGAGGTTACAACCTTGTTAGCAGAAAAAGCAATAATCGAAGCTACTCCGGCGGTTACTCCGGCGGCTGTTACACCACCTGCTGATGGTATTGCAGTAGAGAGACAGCGTGCTACTGACATCACGACCCTATGTCGCGAGTTCGAGGTATCACCGGATGCGCACATCGCATCGGGCGCAACCATCGACGCCGTTCGTGCTGCAATTCTTGACGGCATCAAGGCTAAAAATCCCCCGGCAAAGAATGCTGGATTTGATGTATCGGTTACCAAGGACGCAATCGACAAGTTCCGCTCAGCTGCTGTCGATGCATTAATGCTTAAGGGCGGCATAGCGTTAGACAAACCGGCTGACGGCGCAAGGGAACTTCGCGGTATGTCTTTAGTCGACCTTGCACGCGAATGCTTAATGCTTGAAGGCAGGCACGCTGAATCAAGAACTCTTGACAAAGAGGCATTGATTCGTGCGGCATTCACTGCATCGGCACAGTTCTCGGGCATTCTCGATAACACTGTCAATAAGACCATGCAGACCGCATACACGGCGGCATCTACCACATACCAGCTTTGGACTGGCGTGGGCAGTAACCCTGATTTCAAAGCTACTAACCGCTATCAGATTTCCGAAGGTGGCGACCTCTTGAAAATCTACGAGAACGGCGAGTTTGTTGATGACAAAATGACCGACAGCGGAGTTGCATCATCTATCGTTACCTACGGTCGCAAATTCAGTATGAGCCGTCAGGCAATCATCAACGACGACCTCAGCTACCTCACCAAGATGCCTGCTGCATACGCAAGAGCTGCAAAGCGTGGCATTAATAAAGCAGTGTATGCAATCCTTAACGGAAACCCTGTTATTTATGATGGTGAGAACTTGTTCAGCGCTGCTCATGCCAACCAAATAGCAAGCGGCGGAGCTGCACCAACTGTTGCCGAACTCGACTTGCTCCAACGGCTGATGATGAAGCAGACAAACCTGCGCGGATTGGAAAAACTGAACATCCGTCCTCGTTTTGTCCTCGTACCACCGGAACTCGATGTCGTAACAAGGCAGTTGCTTGGTTCGATGTACGACCCTGCATTCAACGCAGCACAGGTTGTAAACCCATTCAACGGCAGGCTGGAAGTTATTTCGGATGCAGAGTTAACTGCTGCAAAGAAATGGTTTGCCGCTGCTGATCCGAGCAACATTGACACCATCGAGGTTACATACCTCAACGGCAACGACATGCCTACGCTCGAGAGCAAGGTCGGCTGGGATACTCTTGGTATGGAGTGGAGGATATACATCGACTACGGCATCACTGTTGTTGACTATCGCGGCCTTGGATACGACAAGGGCGAAGCCTAAGCTATAAAACAAACCGCCGCCTGTCGGTGAAAAACAGGCAATATATTTTTTAGGAGGAATTTAAAATGGCAAAAGCAATTTACATCCAAGAGGGAGACGTAATTGAGTATGCAAATGCGTCAACTGAAATCGGATACATGGATATTGTTGACCTAACCAGCCGCATAGGTATTGCGGTATCTATCATCCCGGCAAGCGGTTCGGGCAGCCTCGCAATGGAAGGTGTATTCGAGATACCCGCTGACGACAGCAAGAGCTTTGTTGTTGGAGCACCTGTGTACTGGGATGGCACAGAGGCAACCGACGACGCAACAGAGACCCCTGCCGGCTTTGCGGTTGAAGCGGCTACAAACGCTGCTACCGTCAAGATTAAGCTTGGCGACAGGGCACTGACCACAACGCTTGCAACGCTCGCAACCGCACAGACATTCCAGAACAAGACATTAACCACTCCGATAGTAGCAAGTGTGTATCAGGACGCAGGAAAAACCATACTGGTTACACTGCCGGCGGCTGCTGATACCCTTGTCGGTAAAGCTACAACCGATACGCTGACAAATAAAACTCTTGACAGCGCAGGTACAGGCAACTACCTCAAAAATATACCGCTTGCATACGCAGCCGCTATCACAAGAGCCGAGATGATAACCGGTAAAGAACTTATCGCCGGTGTTGCTGGCAGGACAATCAAGATACTGGGTTACAATCTCAGAGTAACCGGCGCATTTAACGGCGGCGCTGGCACTTCTATGGTATTGCAGGACACAGCCGACTCGCCGGTTGTTATTACTACTGCGGCTAAGGCTGCATTGACCGATGGTGCAAAAATAAGCGGCGCTGCTACAGTGACAAACGTTACTGACGGTGCTGGCATGAGTGCAAACCTCACCGCAGCCAAAGGTATTGCAGTTGCTGCCGATGCTGCTTGGGGCGCTGGCACAACCGTACACATCGTCGTACAGTACATGTATGTGTAGGCGGTGGGCTGAATGATTAAATTAAAACAGCCATGTAATTTTGGCGGTGAACTGCATCCTGTTGGCGCGGTAGTTAATCTGCCGCCCAACATTGCAAACCGCATGATTGAAAATGGGTACGCTACTCGGTACGTGCCATCTGTGGATGTCCCTACGGACATACCTGTGGATGTCCCTACGGCAGAGCCTACGGCAGAGCCTACGGCAAGGACAAAGAAACCAACAACAAAGCGGAGGCGGTAAGAGATGAGCAGTTTCAAAGAACAAATAGTCAATGATATAAACGCAGTATTTTTAAATACAAATGAATTCGCTGATATATTGCTTTGGAACGGCTTAGAAATCGCCGCCATGCAGGATACAGATACTCTTAACCGAAAAAAACTCGACAATGATGGGCTTGTCGAAGGAAATAACCTGATATTTGTGGCGGTATCTTCTTTTGATACCGCCCCGAATGTCGGGGATGCTGTTAAATTCAACGGTAAAAAGGCGCAGATTGTGGATGTAAAAGAGGATGCTGGAATGTACGAGCTCACGCTGTATGAAAGCAGGCGGTAGATATGAAACTTGATAAGGCGGTTGCGTCATTCAAAGGATTAAACAAACAATTACCGCAGCCGGTTGTTCGTGCATTAAACCGCACAGCAGCACACATCAAGACTTTTGCGGCGCGCGAGGTAGCAAAGCACTATACCTTAAAGGTACGCGATGCTAATTCAATGATGAAAATTAGACCTAAAGCGTCAGCGACTAATTTAAATACTGCCGTACATGCTGAAAGCAGACTGCTCACGCCGTATCATTTTAAATTCACGCCGACATCCGGAATCACATCAAAAAAAGGCGGGGGCATACGACCTAAAGCTACAGTAACCATAAAAAAAGGCAACAAACAGGTATTACGACATGCTTTTGTCGCTGTTGTAAAAGGTGTGCGGAATGTCTATATCCGTCAGAATAAATCACGCAGTTCTATGGTTGGTTTGCGTTCGGCATCACTACCACAGATGATACAGAACAAAAAGGTATCAAATGTCATTTTTAAAGACATGACGCAGTTTTACGAAAAGAATTTTTTACACGAGTTTGAGTTTTTATCCAAGAAGGCGGGGTTTAAATGAGTAACACATCAAGTTTACCAGCCAACACATGGCTTGGAATCAGCGAAAAAATCAAAGAGTTTTTTCAAAACTATGTGGCTACAGGTTTTTATCTGCAGCTACAGGATACCGAGGACGAGCCTCTGATGCGCGAGCCGTATGTGGACTTGCAGTGCTTGCCGCATAAGAACTTTGTGCCGCCGGACTGGATACAGCCGAGTAGTGGTAAGCCCTACAAGGCACCATTTATTTTGATACAAACTCATAATCTAAGAATACAAAGCGACACCGTCACGCTGGGTGTCAGGGCAATATTTGGAGTGTACGCCTCGGGCAATTATTCAGCAGATGAACCAACGCTCATATTGCCGGATAATAAAGCCTACATCGACTTAATGCTTATTATGCAACGAGCGGTTGAGGCGATAACTACACACCAAACATTCGGCAATGCACAGATTGCCGCCGGAGCGGAGGTCAACGTAGATATCTACGACCTTGACGCGCCGACGTGGCCGTTTACATATGGATATATCACTTTTGATGTGCAGTATCGCGCATCGGGTATCACTACAGAATTAAACCTATGAAGGAGGAATACTAATGTCATACAAACATGGAGTTTCGGCAAGAATAACCGCATCAGCCGACATTGCGGTCAATAGTCTTGACCAGTTCGCCCCTGTGTACATCGGCACTGCACCGCTCAGCCAGCTTGGACTGACTGCTGCTGCATTACTGCTAAACGTACCGACACTCATTACTGGCTATAACGATTTTGTCACAAAGTTTGGATGGTCGGACGACTGGGACACTTTTACGCTTTGCGAAGCGGTCTATGCACACTTTCAAAATCCCTATGGCGGGGTAGGACCCATCATCGTTATTTGTGTGAGCGATGCATCAGTGAGTACGGAGCAGAGTGTATCAACAGCAATCACCGCAGGCGTAGGCGAAATATCAGACCCGCTGGCAATACCTGAGAGTGTTACTATAAGCGGAAAGGAACTTGGAACAGATTTCACTGCCGCTTTAAACAGCATAGGCACTAAGTTAGTAATTACGGCACTGACCACATTAAGCAATCCATCCACTGTTGTCTATGATAGAATGACGGCGGCGGTTGCTGGGGACGTAGAGGATGGTGCTGACGCACTTGAATTTGTGTATCAATACACGCAGTACATACCATCATTGATTGCCGCTCCGACTTGGTCGCAGACCAAAGGCGTGCGCGATGCACTTGTCGCCGCTGCGGCATTGATAAGCAATCATTATAGGTGCATATGCTACACTGAAATCGTCAGTTCATGCGCAGATTCTGCGGCAGCTATAACATGGGCAGGAACTAACGGCTATTCCAGTATCTATGAAAAAACATTCTTCCCGCAGGTCAGCTATGGTGGCAGAACGTATAATCTATCAACGCTGTGCGCGGTTGCTAAGTGTCAGACAGACTTTGCAAATAACAATTTGCCGTATGTATCACCGTCTAATAAGCCGATACCGGTTGATAAATTGATAAACGATTCGGGCGACCTGCTGATGTCGGAAGTGACCGGCAACCTGCTCAATGCATCGGGTATCACAACGGCTATTTATGTTGGTGGCGGGTTTAAGACGTGGGGACCACATAACAGCAATTATGCCTATGCGAGCGAGGACGACATCGACCTTGCAGACAGGCTGGACAGTAGCATTGCGATGAAGTTCTTTATTGCAAACTACTTCCAAGTTAATTTTGCAAACTATGTAGACAGCCCTGTATCAAGCAGGGACGGAAACAGAGTAACTACCGAGGCACAGCAGTGGCTGAACAGCCTCGTAGCTTTGGGCGCTCTTGTTGGCGGCACAGTTTCATTCTTACCAGCAGTTAACCCTGCCAACCAGCTTGCTAACGGCGACTTTGTGTTCAATGTTACTTTTGCAAACTCACCGAACGCAAAGAGCATTGAGTTCATAATTACTCCGGACTACAATCTCTTGACTGGGGGTGCTGAATAATGATTGGTACAAAGACAATTGCGTATAAGTACAGGCATCTATTCCTGCCTGGTAACACATTCACAGAGATTGCGGAAAATGCAAGCGTAGACCTACCCGAGATTGCTGAAAAATCCGATGCGATATCGGGCGCAGGCATCATGGGTGAGATTGAGATGCCTGTAAAGGGGCAGTATGGCAACATGAAGGTAACTGTTGCGTATCGCACCAGCCTGCTTAACTTTGAAAAAGCTACTACACCGGGTCTACATACTATGGAGTTTTCACAGGCAGTGCAGGTAATCAATCCCGCAAGCGGAGAAACGGTCACGCAGTACGTCAAGTATTATTGCAAAGGCTACAAAGCTATGTCGAAGCCCGGGAAACTGGAGCAGGGTGGCGAGATGGACGCATCAGCAGAGTACAACCTCATTTACTACAAAAAGACCATTGACGGCGTTGTAGTTCGTGAGATTGACAAACTCAACGGTGTTGATAAGGTAAACGGCGTCGAGTATTATCAGGATATTATTAGTAATTTGTAAGCAGTATGCCCCTCGGATATATTTTCGGGGGGCATATTTAGTATGAGAGGGAGAGGTAATATATGAAAAGCAAAGGCACTTATACACTTATTAATAAAAACGACAACTTTCCGGAAGGTAAAATAGATTACGATTTTAATAATATCACAGGTTTTTCGAGCGTTAAAGCAATGCAGTACCTGCAAAAGCAAGGATATACGCCTGCAGTAACTGCTAATGACCCGCACTATAATGCGTGCTTGTTTGCACTTGCATCGGGAAAAGATATGTCGGAAATTATGAGCTTGCCGATGGCTGATTTTACGGCTGTGGCATATACGGCGATGGGTTTTTTCGGGAGTGGCTTGGTTGTGGGGGCCGAGAGGTCTACGC